ATTAATTACAGCATTTATTGGAGGCAATGTATTAGTAGGTATTGATTCCTCAATGACTGTAAATAATAAAAATTGATCGTTTGTAGGGTCAAACGCAATAGTGCCATATACTTGAGTACCATCTTGCTGTGTCAATGCGATCAAACTTATTCCTGGTCTTAAAGTTCCGTACATGTTAACAACTGGAGTCCAAGTTAAATTACTTGTACTTACTGGGTCAGGCGGGGCCAAGGCGTAGTTAGGTTCATCAACAACGGCGCTTTGAGCCAATATTTGAAGTTTGTTCCCAATAAGAACTACTTGATACCGATACGGAGTAATATATTGCCGTGTTCCTAAAAGTAAATCGTTGTTAGAAATAGCATTAACTAAATCTCCACTGCTATCGTATATACTAGCAATAATAGTTTCTACAACACCAAGTTTTTTAACTTTGGCAGGTAACGATAACCAAATAGGCAATGCAAATTTTAAAGTGCTAATATCAATAGGGTCTCCTGTACCTTGCGGTATTTGCTTACTTGACCATCCGGTGCTTACTAATTCAACAATACTTAAACTAGTCCAATCTAAAAAATTATCTGTAGATTGTATTTCCAAACTTGGATTAAACAAAGGCAATATTTGTTCTAATATCTGCATTTTTTGATTTGTGTTGCTAGTCCAAATGTCTAAATTAATTGATAATTTATATGGAGCCGGCATATAACGTTCGATATTAAAGGCATTACCTTGGGTCGTTTCAAAAGTATTTGTAGTAGAATCATATAAACGTTGTCGTATAGCTTTATTGTCAACATACGTCGGATTTTGCATACGTGGTCTGTCAAAATCTAATCCGGTAATGTAAAACGTCATTAACGGAGTAGATGGCATATTACTAGCAGAGTTGTCTTGCATAATTGTTTGAGCTTGACGACTAGCATCACCGTATCTTACTGGCACACGATATAATGTATCACCAGTGTTAGGTGCCCCTGCCTCGTTTCTCCCAAATTCCACTTGAAATCCCGAAAACATTCGGGCTATTTGTATAAGATATCGTCTTATTTGTTCGTCGAAAAAATATTGTTGCACTTTAATGTCCTAATGGTGGTGGATTCGGTGGCAGATTGCCACCCTCGTTTCCGTTATCAGCTTGTGGTTTAAGTAATTGAGATAAACTTTGACGACTTGGAATATTGCCCTGGTCTGTGGTTGATACTGTATATGGATTATTAACGAAACTCGAACGTTGTGTAGTATTTGACAATCCCCAATCTAAAGGAGTACGCACATCATCGCTTATTGCTACCCATGTTGCTCCGCTAAATCTAAACAAACGATTTGGAAAGTAATCTAATCTCAAACAATAATCTCCCGTTGAAGGCCCAGGTGGAAAACTTACACCTGGGGTAACCGGTAATCCATTTGGTGCCATTTTATCACCAGTAAGATACCCCATAGTATATCCGAAAGAAGTAGGTGAATTACCTTCTCCGGGCTGAGATCCGTCGACTAACGGTGCTGTTTGATCTGTAAATAATCCTTCGCCTGCCGGCTCACCAGAGGGCGTAGTAGGTAAAATATAAAAAGATACATTGTCATAACCACTTAACGGTACATCTACATTAGCTTGGACCACTAACGCATCATTAATAGAAAGGTCAACGTTACGGGTTGAATTAACATCGCCCATTGTTGTTGGTTTTTCTATTAATGCCCAATACGTTGGATCATTAATATCTGTTCCAGGAGGAACATTTTTTGTAGCTTCGTAATATTTTCCTCCATTATCAACTACCATACCAGAAGGATAAAAATTTCCGTTGTCCCAAACATTATCTGGCATCAACGGTTGATTTATAATTTGTTGATATTCTTGAGCATTGACCATTGGAGTAGCTTTAACACGCCACAAATGTGGCAACCATGTTTGACTAAATCCTTCTGCGGCATAACTGGCATCTTGAATAACATAATATTTAGGTAATGCCCTAGTTATATTTGTGTTCAGCGGATTGTAATCTTTTAGATTAGGTAGCTCAAGTACATCGCCAGACATTAATTTACGGCCAAAAGTATCAATCATATTATTATAATGAAAAGTAATAAACAAAGTATCATTGTTTAAAAATAAACCAAATTGCGTTAAGTCAAAATCAATATCTTGATGGGTATAAACTCCGCGCATGATATAAATGTTAGGATCATACGCACGATCACGATTTTCTAACAATAATAAATCTTCGATAAACATAGGATTTTGACTAGTATAAACTGGTAAAGTAGCATCAGCATTTCCAGGGTTGGTACTAGTATCAACAACTGGTCCCATATATTTGTGGACATACATGTCAAGACCACCGACAGTATATCGTTCCGATATTATACGGTCTAAAAATTGGTAATCATTCGTTCGATTGGGTCTATAAAGGCTTAGGCGTGGCATAGTCTAGTATTTAGTTATAAATAGGTTGACGGTAAATACCAAAGGACATATAATTATACTATGCTAGAAGAATTAACTGAACGAATAACTCGTGCCGAAACGCAAATTTTGACGGTAAAAAATAAACGATCTCGTCGCGATTTACTTAAAATGTTAAAAACTATAGATTCGGCATTTAGAGAAGTAGACATAGAATCAGTAGAGTGTCGACGAATCAAAAAAACTACTGTGAAATTTGTAGAAAAACAACAAAAAGTAAGTGATTTGTTAGACAATTTAGAACATCATATTACTTTTGCACACCTAATTGGTTGACTTTTTATTAATTTTAACATACAATACAACTATGATTAAAAAACAAAACACCATCAAACGTCTAATTCCAAAAAGTTCCGATACTAAATTTTTAGGATCAGAACCAGAGTGGGACTCTCAGCCCGAAGAAAATCGTAGAATTTCTGCGATGGCTAATGCTTTTAATTGGTACAATTATCACTATGGCAAAAAAGATGCCAAAGATATGATAGTTCATTATTTAGAATTTAATGATAGAACTAAAGATGCAAAAACAATTCGCGGAATTCCCGATAGTCAAGTTCGGGTAACTATTGGTTGGGTATGCCGTATGAGTTTAATGGGCTTAATCCTTAATGATCATGAAAAATCTATTGTCAACGATGAAATTAATGTTCTATTAAAAGTAAAACAAGAAATTAAACATGTTGTCACAGAAGGTGAACAAGCACAAGCAAAATTAACAATTCAAGATCACTTGCGAGAAAAAGTTTCCGAATGTGCCGGAGAACTTGAAGGTATGTATGACGATTTTATTGTAGCAGGTACTAAAACTACCGCAGATTTTAAACCATTATCTCTAATGCGCGGGATGAATATTGCTCCGCAAATGATTAATAAAATTAAAACTGTTTGGGAATTAAGGTTGGCAGAATTACAAGAAGTTTTAACAGGAAAAGATCCTTTTTTAGTCGAAGGTTACTCACATTTAACAAAACCACAACTTAAAAATTGTGTAAAATTTTGTGAAACTGTAATCAACGATTGTCATTCTTATGTACAAGTTAAAAAGGTTGAGCGTAAACCAAGAGCTAAAAAGGCAGTTAGTCCTGAAAAAACATCGGCAAACTTTAAATATCTTAAAGAATTTGCTGATCTTAAACTTAAATCTGAATCTCCGGCTAAACTTGTCGGAGCAAGTGAAGCTTGGTTATATGATACAGTACGCCGCAAATTAATCCACGTGATGGCAGATGTCCATGCCCAGTCTTTTACAGTCAAGGGGTCTTCGATTATTGCCTTTGACAAAAATACATCTGTACAAAAAACATTACGTAAACCGGCAGAGCAATTAAAAGCTATCATGTCAGTCGGAAAACCTGCGGCACGAAAAGAATTTTCTGCTATTAAAGCTACCGAAACAGCATTTAATGGTCGCGGAAATCCTAATATAATCATTCTTAAAGCGTGGTAATAGTGCTAAATATAAGGACAGGGAGTCCTTATGGCATTAGAATCGCAATCTACACTTGAAACATTAAAACAAGATCTTATTGAATATGTACGGCTACAATTAGCTGATCAAATAGTCGATATTGAATTAGACGCTGAACACTTTGAGGCTGCCTATCGAAATGCTATAGGTACTTACAGACAAAGAGCACAAAATGCCTACGAAGAAAGTTACATCTTCATGGAGTTAATAGCAAATGTTAATATCTACGATTTGCCACAAGAAATTATTCAAGTGCG